ATACACAGTGCTGCTACCTACCGTACCTGCAGATAGAATAGACAATGCAGGAGAAGCAATGAAAGAATCAATTCCACTAGGAATCAACTCAGGTACGTTGTTTGTCAGTTCGTTGTAATCAGGTGGTCGATCATTACTGACATTACTCAAGTCAAAGATTTTTGAGTACAAAGCAGACTTAGATACAAGACCTAAGGACGTACCAAGCTCTACAGCTTCCAGCTCAGGATCACACTCATAAGATGACAACGTGTTAATCTTAGCAGACTTAGGACTCAAAATGTCAGAGTCAGTAGTCAGTAAGAATTGTTCCGTTGTACCAAACAACACCAAACCAATGCTTGTAGGTTTGACGTAGTTAAGCGTAACAGGTTTGGCAGTAGAGACAGCAATGTCAATAGGATCATCATCAGTTGCTGTCAACGCAGTCGTGTTGAAGAAGTTAAAAATATCTCCAGCACGGCTCATGATAATACTTTCATTAGAAACAAAACCTAAACGGTTTCGATAAAGAAAGACATTAGAGATCGTAGATCCTACAAAGCTAGGAGCAGGGTTAGTGACATCATCACCAATAATACGATCATCCCAAGTTACTGCTTCATATATAAAAGTTCCGTCAGCCAATCGACGGATTTGGTGAGGCAAAGTAAGAGGGTCTAGTTCGTAGTTAAGACCAGGACCAATGCTTTCTTCCCAAGTACCAACACCATACTGCTCACCAGATGACGTGGCAAACTCAAGCCACATATCATCTACGTCAATGTCAGCGGAGTTAACAACTTTGACCTTGTAACCGTTACGGGCTTGTTGAGGTAAGTTAGAGACAGTACTGATTGCGTCTTGGAAGACGTACATAGAATCAGCAGAAGGACCACCAACTACGCTAATGTTGAAGGCAGCGTCAGCACTGATATAAATGACTGGACCAACAGCAGTTGCGTTAAAAGTGGTGGTACCAAAGGTGTTACCGTCAATGTCCCCTACAAGGTCAGACACAATAGCATCTACGTCACCACCACTACCAGCATTGTAAGTAGCACGTTCAGTACCGTCAAGGAAGATCTTGTAATGACCAGTACCCACCAAAGAAAGAACAACCAATGCCTGGTGAGGAAGAGCAGCAGTTGTGTTGCTAGTCCAAGCTACGGTTTTGTTTTTATTAAGAACAAAGGTGTAATCATTAAGAGTTAGAAGTTCAATATCTTCAGGATCTGCTCCTTCAAGATATGCAGTACCAGAAATGGTTGGGATTTCACAGTCTGCCAACTCATTGTTGTAAGCAGTTAAAGCAGTAGCTTCATCTGCTACAGCATTATCATAATTATCTTGAGCTGTATCCATGTTGGATTCAGCTGTATTTAGTTGAGCTTCAGTGTGTGTAGCAGCTACCGTATGGATTGCTGCATAAACCCTGTAACCCTCTGCAGCAAGCCTTGAGTGTTCATAGGTGTACTCAGTCCCAAGCCGATAATCAGAGGGCAAGGTGGAGCTTGTAGACACCACTGTGTCGTTATTCTTGACCGTGTAAATACCGTCAGCATCTTTTAGGATGCCTGACACCATGTACTGATCAAAAACTGCATCAGGTTGAGAAGGTGGAGAGTAGTTATATTTAACATCGAACAGTTGTTCTTCAGTTGAGTTTTGTCCAGCCAGTGCTTCAGAGTAAGCAGCTTGTGCTGTATTAAGTTCAGACAACCTAGTGGCTGTCAAAGCAACAGCATCGTTGTAAGTAGTGATAGCAGTCAAAGTATCAGCAACACTACACGCACCACTGTAAGTACCTTGAGTTGTTCCCATGTCAACAACACGGGGACTGCCATCAATCAAACTCCAAATCCGAAAGATGTTATCATCATATTGAGCAACGTATTTTTCATTGGCATCCCGAAGAATAGAAAACCAACGACCTTCAGTTGTTGCATTAAGTAAAGATTTAATATGCTGACCACCAGGACGTTTAAGCATTCCCAATGCATAGTCCGGGTAACCATTGATCACATCACGAACTTGACCCGGAAGTTTACGGGTGTCGTTCTGTTGTGATATTCCTAGAAAGAGGTTGGGTATTCTTTGGGTTACTGTGCTCATCGCGACAATGACATAAATGGTTGATAGCTATTGTAGTAATTCTCTCCGTCATGGAAACCAAACATTGAGTAATCACCTTGGTTGCAATCGTACTCAATAGCGGTTGCACGAGTCATGACTTCTTGTTCTTGAAGAAGAGCGTTTAGTTCTTTATCTCCCACCATTTTAATAGCACACATCCGTGCAGCTCGTGCAGTAATGTAAGCTTGAATAGCAGCAGGAATATCAATAAAATCAAAATACCAAACTACATCTGCTTTAATAGGATCAGTAAACGTAAACGTATGATTCAAGCGGTCATACAGTTTAGTACCACGCTTTACCACATCGTACTGATCTTTGTGATACCGCGTGTTGGTATCAATCTGCAGCATGTTAGAAGGAAAGGCAATCTGATTAGTATCAGTGTCAGGAGTTAGTTCGTAATTCCTTTCGGTGTTAAAGATCCAACCTTCAGCTTGGACTTGACGATTAACTTCCCGGAGGGTGTTGAGTACAATAGATACTTCAGGGTTCTGTAGATCTAATGTGGTGACAGGTGCCTGTCCCACTGAGCTAAGTATTTGATTTACAGCATCCAGTTCGGTGGACACAGCATAAGTAGGAAAGGGCATAATTACCTATCAATAAGTAAAAAAAAGGGGAGCCGAAGCTCCCCCAGTATTGATCGAATTAAAGATCAGAATGCAGCAGGCTTGGTAGCGGTACCAGCGTACAGCTCAACGGCTGCAGCAGGGTTCAAGTAGTCAGCACCCATAGCCATGCGACCAACGATCACGTCACCCTGATACAGGATGGAAGCGTCACCGGAGGTAACTTGGACTTGAGGACCGATAGCCTCAACACAACCAGCAGCTTCGCGCTGGAAGATCAGACCGCAGCTGTTAGCGAATTCGCTGTCAGCGTCAGCACCACCAGCACCGTAGTCATTAGGAGACACGATACCGGTGTCGGAGGACTGAGCGTCTTCCATTTGAACGCCAACGAAATCACCACGGTTGCCAGGATCAGCAGTTGCAGGGTTGGTGGCACCAGCGGTACCGCCATACTTTGCACCGTAGTTGCCGAAGAACGGGATGTTCATCGACTTGTAGATTTCAATGCCAGCGATGGACATGATGCCCTTGCCGCTTTGCAGCGCATCACCACGAACGTCGCGGTTGATAAGAGCATTGGTATCCACTTCTTGGATCAGGGCGTAGTACTGACGAGGAGACAGCACAGCCACACGACCGTCTTGGCTGACACCCTTTTCATCAAGGGCAGCAGCAGCATCGTAGAATGCGTTGACAAGAGCAGCGGAATCAAAAGCGTCAGAAGCTTGAGCGTTGGTGCCCACACGAATCTGGGTACCACCGGGCTCTTCAAAGCTAGTAGCAGACACGGGGCTAGCCTTACGTGCGCCACGGGTGACAGCACGGAAGATCAGACGGTCATACTTCTCAGCCAGAGCATAGCCAATCTTACGGGAGATTTCGCTACGCAGGTCATAATGAGAAAGAACCTCATCAAGCTCATAAACAAAAGCCGAGCTGATCAGAAGGTCATCACAGGTGATGGTCTTCTCAGCCACCGGAGGTGCACCCTGGTCAGAACCAAGGATGCTGTTGCCGGGAGTATGGAACTCGGCATTGGTGCGACCGGTGAAGATGAACTGCAGAGACTTGCCGTTCTTCAGGGTACGCTTCATAACCAGATCACGAGCGATCGTGTTGTTCTGGAAACCCTTGAACATCTCGCCAGAGAACAGCTTGAGGTACAGGGCACGGGTGTCAGCACCGAAGTTCTCAGCACCCAGTTGAGTCAAATAAGTCGGGTTGACATCCGACTGATGATTAAAAGGACTAGTGTAAGCCATTTGAAAGGAGTAAGATTAAAGTACTTGCTCCCAAACGTTTGGAAAATTTTTTGGTCAATATGTTGTGGTCTATCCCACCGTCTAGACGGCGAAGGGTGTCTCCGTAGAGGCCAACGCCAAGAGGAGCCAGGTCCGACACTGAGGTGCCTGACTCCTACCACCTACTTAGTAGGAGGTTTGGGTTTGGGTTTTGGTCGTCCCACCGGATGAGCAGGAGGACCGAACTGATTAGTCATCAGAACTTAGTAGCATGTGATTTGTAATTAACGCCGCGATACTTCAGCTTGGCTTCTTTTGCAGCAGCCTGTTGCTCCCGAACACGGGCATCCAATTCGACTTTAGTCATGATTTTAGATGAAAGCACCTGACCCCCGTTCCATGATCAGGCGACATGCGTCCCACGCAGGGATGAACGGACGGCGTTTAGTATATCACCCTACGGTGGGGGCGGAAAGAGCCACCGGAGTTGCTTCAACAGAAGCAAGGTCCAGAGGGAAGTTGTGAGCGTTGCGCTCGTGCATGACTTCAAA